ATCGTAAAGCATTTACTGGAGGAGTATCTAAACGTTGGATTAAAGAATACAAAGACGTTTTAAAAGTACCGAATTGGAATTTTGTAGAGAGTTTGGATTTATTCGATGTAAATATCAATCACGGAGAGGGAGGAACTGCCAGAACTAAAATGAAAAAAGAACTCCAGAGCCAAATACAAGGACATTTACATTCGGATTTATACGTTGATTTTATAGTAGGTAAGAACTTTAGAATCTTTGGGATGCAAGTAGGTTGCGGAGTTGATTTTAAGAGTTATGCTATGGCCTATGGAAAGAACTTTAAAAAACCAGCTATTGGATGCGGAGTACTTTTGAATAAGGGAACTCTGCCAATAGTTATCCCAATGCAGTTATAAACATTTTTAGTAAATATCTTTATTATCGTTATTTGAAATATCTTTTTATATTTGGTGCATCAATCGGACTCAGCCTATTGATTTAGGTTTTGACCGGTTATCAAAACAAACCCTACAAGAATGAGTCCCTTGATAGGGTTTTTTGTTACCTAAACAAATCGACATAAGGAATTAAGGGGAAGATTACAACAATTTGACTTATGTTTAAAGCACCAAAATGGGCTTCTAATGGTGCAACTGTAAACGATACTGCGATAGTCTAACTAAGTAGAATTAATAACAGAGAGAGAAGGAATGATTGAAAAATTATCATTTCTGGATTAAGACTAACGTACTTATTCTCTAAGGCTTCCTCTGTTTACTCACCAGCTCTAGTCTTCAAAGTAGAATTAATTATATAATATAATAACTATATTAGTTTAATTAATAACTAAATATATAATATATGAGTGATATAGCAAAGTGTTTAGACGGTTTATGTCCAAGTAAAGATTACTGCCATAGATATACTGCTCCAGTAGGTTTATACCAAACTTATGGAGCATTTAATCGAGAAGAGGACGCAGAAAATTGTAATATGTTTTGGAGTAATGGTATATGTAAATATTGCGGTTTAGAAAATGATAATCACAAATTAAGTTGTACTACTTGTAAAATCCAAATTAACTTATGATTAATTTTAAATATTCAACCAGATTAGTTATTATACTAAAAAATATAGTAATTAAAATACCATTATCCAAAAGAGGATATTTGCAAGGATTAAACGAAAAATATATCTGGGATAAATATCAAAATATAGTACCTTTAGCAAAGTTAAAATGGATGTATTTAGGTATAGTATGCCAAAAAAGATATAATACAGTTACCGAAATACCAAAAGCAAATGTAAAATATTTAAAATATTATGTAAGTGAATTTAATTTTAAAAACTGTGACTTATATAATTGTGAAAATTGGGGAATAGAAAACAATAAATATATTTTATTAGATTACGGAATTAATAAAAAAATATCTAATCTATATAAGTAACTTATAAGTTACTAATCGTTTAAAGATAGACCTCAAATTTTAAGGTTTTAATTGCAATAAAAAGTAATTAATTTTGAATTTACACTATATTAGATTTTGAATTTACACTATGAAAGACACAATAGTTGAATCAGTAATAAACCAATTTAAAGAGCGGTCAGAGGTTGGAATTAATAAATACAATACAACACTAGACCGAGAGGATTTAACTTGCTTAGAATGGATTAATCACGCTCAACAAGAGGCGATGGATTTTATCTTATATTTGGAGAAACTTAAACAATACGATATATGAAACCAGAAAACGACAACGGAAATAACATACTATTAATAGCTATAATACTGGGTTTATTAGGGGCAATATTTTTAACCTCTTGCGGTAGCAGAAAGGTCCAGAAGTCAGAAACTAAACAAACCGAGCAAACAGATATTAAAACAGAGGCAAAAACAGAAACTAATTTAACAGACAATACTAAAATAGTTGATACCTCAACAACCGATGAAATAGAGATTAGTCCGGTATCTGATACAATTCCTATGGTAGTAAATGGAATAACGTACATAAACGCTAAAATAAGACGTAAAAAAACTAAAAACAACATAAGTGTAGTAAAAGATGTAAAAATCCAACACAACGCACAAAAAAGCTATTTAAAGACGGATAAAAAAGACTTAATAATCGAAAGGAAAGTAATAGACAGAAAACAATCTTACTGGTGGCTACTTTGGTTTCTGTTATTAATACCGGTTTATTACTTATGGAGAAAGTATAAAGGATTAATTTTTTAGTCCCTTTTAAAATATAAATTTGGGACGAAATGAAAGATAAAAAGTGCAAAGTTTGTCAAACTAAATTCACTCCGGTCCAGTTTGCTCAAGCAGTCTGTGGATATAAGTGTGCGATTGAACATTCAAAGAATCTTAAACAACAAAAAGAGCAAAGAGAATGGAAAGAGCAAAAATCGATTTTAAAAGACAAACTTAAAACTTTAGGACAATACGAGGCAGAGGCAAAAAAGTCCTTTCAAAAGTATATAAGATTGCGAGATATGAGACAACCTTGCATAAGTTGCGGAGTTGAAAACACAGAACTCTGGGACGGAGGACATTTTAAAAAAGCAGAGATATACTCTGGAGTTATATTTGACGAAAGTAACTGTCATAAACAATGCAGAAAGTGTAACAGATTTCTAGGAGGCAACGAATTAAATTACAGAGCCGGACTTATTCAGAGATACGGAATAGAATATACGGACCAGATAGAAGAGAAAGCAAACAACACACGTAACTACAAGTTTACAAAAGAGGAACTAATCGCAAAGAAATTAAAGTACGATATTTTAATAAAAGAGTTTGTCAAGTTAAAATAAAACACTATATTTGAACTCATAATTGTTTCATAATTATTACTTTGTTTTGGTTTAAAAATCCCAGTCTTTTTTAAGGTTGGGATTTTTTTTTAAAAATAATTACAAAAAAGTTTTTTTATTAACAAAATGTTTATTAATTTTGCCTCATCAAACAATAACAAAAAACAAATATTATGACAACTATTCAACAATTAGAAGAAAACAGAAAACAAGCATTAGCACCTTATTATGAAATTCAAGATGATAGAATGCGTAGATATTTTGATTGTCAAGACGATACTATTTTAGGTGGTATATCTGACCAAGTTACTTCACAAACTATTTCAAAAATCAATAGAAAATACGATCTGTTAATTGAGCAAGAATTAAATGGTGGTTTTTTAGTTAGAAGCGAAAAAACTATTTGTTTGTTTAAAGATGGAGTTATGGTAAGTGATAAATTATGTTCTGGTAAATTTGGTTTATTCTTTGTTCTTGTAGATAATACATTTGTAAGTATTGCTAAAAAGAAAACTACTTTTGATAAAAAAGGTTTTGAGGTTAAGGTAATAGATATTGATTATAAATGTTCTTTTGTAAAAATTACTGATAAAGGTTTTGTTATTTATGATAACATTGAGGAAATACAAAAAATTGAAAGAGATTTTGATTTTGAAAATGAAACATTTTCTACTAATAGTAATTGGATTTCTTATTTAAAAAACAACAATTAATAAACAAAGTGGAGCAGAATACTATAAACTGCATTAATAATTAAACCAAAACAATATGAAAACATTTTTAAGCAAACAAAAGTACCAAGTTTACGCAATAGGAATTATTGCAGTATATTTTTTAACTAGATTTTTTTACTAAACCAAAACAAACCAAAACATTATGAAAACAATTAGCGAACAATTAGGAAATTTAATCGGACTAGGAATTGATTTGAATCATTTTTTTAGCGTAAATGTAGGTAACTCTGGAGTTACATTAATCGGTAATCACACTCACGAAGTAGAGGCATACTTAATAACAAATGGATTCAAAGTTTATGAGTATTTATATTCAGACAATCCAGACTGGGTTGAGTTAATTAAAAACGGTTGTAGAGTAGCATTAAGCAAATAAGATGAGAAAGTATTTAATAACATATTGGGCAGAGCGTAGAGACGAGTGTATTGATTTAGAGAGAGTAATTGAAGCTCCAACACTACAAGACGCATTAAATTTATTTTTAAACTTGGATTTAATCTATAAAAGAATTGATTCAATAAAAGAGATAGCCGGATGAGAGTAGAAGACTGGATTGAGATATATTCCGAAATGCGTAATGTATTTGAAAGAGACAAAGAATTAACTCACATAGAACTGACATTTAACATCAAGCCGGTTGAGTCTGAAAAAAAAGTAGCAAAAATTAACATTAAAACTTTTAAAGATGGAAATCAACGACACTCGCTGGGTATTAATGGAAGAGGGTAAACCTTATATAATTTTGCTCACAGAAAGACAAGCAAAACAAGAGCAAAGAAAATATAGCGAAATGTATCCGCATTTAGATTATACAATTTTTTACGATGAATATTACGAATTTAGTGAATATAATTAATTTAAAACAAAACAAAATGAGAAACAACGAAAACTGGAGTACAAAAGAATTAGTAAATTATTTAACTCAAAGCAACGAGGCCTTAAGAATTGAGAACTTACGCTTAATGGACCAAGTAGAAAGACTAACAATGAATATCGAAGTTCACAACGCAGAGATAGTAAGCGATTATTACGGATTTAATCCGTACACTTACACACAATCAAATAGTAACGTAACCTTTAAAACAAATTAATATGGCAACAAAAGTAGAATTACCAGCAGTAGAGATACCATTATGTATCGGAGAGAAACTTTGTAGAATCCAACAAGAATTTAAAGCAAAAAAAAGCAGATTTAATTCATTTGGAAAGTATAACTTCAGAAGTGCAGAGGATATCCTAGAGGGATTAAAACCAATGAACGAGAAATACGGAGTTTACTTTACGATTAACGAGCAGCTAATAAATGCTAATCCTCCAGTTATGACTTCGGTTGCAACAATCTGGGACTGCGAGAGCGGTAAAAGTATAGACTGCTCTGCGGTAGTAGGAATAGATTTAAACCAAAAAGGAATGCAAACACCACAAGCGTTTGGAAGTGCATCCAGTTACGCAAAAAAATACGCTCTAGGAAACTTACTTTTGATTGACGATACTGCCGATGCCGATGCAACAAATACTCACTCTAAAGAGCCAGTACAAGCAAAAGAGAAACAACCTTTATTTGTAGGAACTGAACAATTTAATAAAGCAGTTGACTATATAAACGGAGGAGGAGATATAGAACTAATAGCAAAAAAATACATATTAACCGATGCAGTAAAAGAAGCATTAATAAACAACAAATAAAATGGAAATACAAGGAGAATTAATTGTCATAGGACAAACAGAAACAATCGGAGCAAAAGGATTCAAAAAGAGACTAGCAGTAGTCAAAACGGATGACCAATATCCTCAAACGATTCCGGTTGAATTTACTCAAGACAAAACTAATTTACTAGACAACTTCAATACTGGAGACATAGTTAAAATAGGAATAAACTTGAGAGGTACAGAATGGAAAGGAAAGTACTTTGCAAATATTCAAGGTTGGCAAATTAGCAAAGGAGAGAAAGAGAAGTCTGCCGGTAGTTTTATGCCAGACAGACAAAGCATAAACAATATGATGGAATACGCAGAAGAACAAAACGACGATTTACCATTCTAAATATAATAGGCCGGATGTAATAGTCCGGCCATTATTTAAACCAAAACAGATGCTAATAGATTATAACAAACAACTCGATATACTTCGCCAGATTAGGTCCGGTAAACTCAAAGAGGGATTAAAATTAGACATACCTCAAATAGATGAGTATATTCGATTTAAACCTAGTAACTTTAATATAGTGTTAGGTCACGCAAACGTAGGTAAAACAACTAGCATTCTTTATTTGATGCTTTGTTACTCTTTAAAGCACGATTTAAAATGGCTAGTTTGCAGCACCGAGAATGATTCTTATTCTTTGATTAGAAAGTTAGTTGAATTCCTAGACGAAACTCCGATAAATTTAGTTTCAGAAAGTAATTTTAAAACTCACACCGATTTTATAAATAAACATTTTAAATTCGTGGATAACGCTACTATGTACGATTATCATTCTGCAATAGATATGTTTAAAAAAGTCAAAAAAGATTTTAATTTTAACGGAATATTACTAGACCCGTATAATGCTCTCATCAAAGATAACGATTTAATGAAAAATCTAGGAGGACACGAATACGATTACCAAGCGTGTACAGAAATGAGAATGTACTGCAAAGAATACAAAGTAAGTCTTTGGTTAAATACTCACGCAAATACAAACGCCTTGAGACAAGTTTACAGAGCAGACCATCCTTTTGCTGGGCATCCATTACCGCCAATGGCAAGTGACGTAGAGGGAGGAGGAAAGTTCGTAAATAGAGCCGATGACTTTATAGTAGTACACCGATTAACTTTGCATCCACAATTATACACAACTACAATGCTGCATATACGAAAGATAAAAGAGATAGAAACCGGAGGCAGACCTACCAGTATAGATAATCCGATTGAAATTGTAGCTTTGCAGAATAATGTAGGATTTAGTATAGACGGAAAATCAATATTAAGGACTATAAAAGAAAGCCAACTAAATTTTTTATAAAATGAATATACTCGATGTCCTATTCCTTAAGCATTCAACGTGGTTAAAATATGTTAAATCATTTGGCTGCCCGGATGACATCGCAGAGGATTACGTACAAGAGATGTACATTAAAATCTATAATTATAGTCAGACTAAAAATAACGATTTGATGTATGACGGAGAGGAGATAAACTATTTTTTTGTTTATGTAACTTTAAAAAATATGTACTTTGATGACTTGCGTAAAAACAAAAAGAAAATTATAATAAACATCGAGGATATTATTCTAGTAGAAGAGCAAAGCGAATATTCAGAGGATAAGTTTTATTTCCAGAAAGATTTAGTTAGTAACTGGATAAAAGAGTTAAACAACGAAATAGACTCAATAGAAGAGCATACAGAGTACAAAGCCAGTCTCTGCTATATAAAGTTCATTTATCAAAAAATATTCGTGGAGAGTTACTCAATTACAGATTTAAGCGAAGAGACAAAATTAAGTTACTGGAGCATCCGTAACACAGTTAAACGAATTAAAGAACAGATAAAAAATGAAACATAATTTAGAAGAACAATTTACAAGCGTTTTAAGAGCCGATTTACTATTGAGTAAATACTCACTACCATATTTAAAAGAAGTTATAAACGGCCTTATCCAAAACGCTAAAAACAAAGGAGAAATAATAGAGTTAAACTACTGGAACGAAGTAGCACTCGAAATTAAAAAAAGAATAGTATGACACCAAGAAAAAAAGCAACCGAATTATTTAACAAATATGAATCAACTATAGTATTAAATAGCTGGTGCGATGAAAACACAACCGAGGATGAGATTAATTCATTAATAAAACGATGTGCGTTAATAGCAGTAGATGATATTATTGATGCAATAAAAATTAATAATTATTCACGAGTAGATAAATACGAATATTGGCTAGAAGTTAAACACGAAATAGAAAATTTATGACACCTCAAGACAAAAAAGAAATAGAGTTTATATTAAAGACTGCCAAAGAAATATTATTATTTATGGCAACAGTAATAATCGGATTTATAATAGTAGTAAATGTATTTTTATGAGACTAGGAGATAAACTAGAATACTTATTTAGAGTAACCGGTATACAATGGATAGTAAAAAAAATATATCCTAACTGCAACTGCGATAAAAGAAGAGACAAGTTAAACGAATTTAAAATCAATAGAAAATGACAAAAGAAGACTGGATATGGTGGCAGACATTCCGAGATAATTTAGGCCACACAATTAGCAACGATGAGTATTTAAAAATAAGCCAATTACACGCTCACTACTTCGACCACAAAGTTAACTATCCTTGTAAGTGCAGTCCTAAAATAATTCAAAGTTATATCGATGATTTGAATGAATTTTACATAAAAAATCAAACATCAAAATGAGCAACGAGACATCACACCACAAGTGGGAGAGAGGTATTATCTACTTGCTAAATTTAGACGGCTGGGATTTAGAATGGACCGGAGAAGAGTTTGAGCATTACGATGCAAGAGGCAAAACACCGAAAGGATTTGACTGCGTAATTGAGTTTAAATTAAGACACGCATACTATCCAACTAAAGTCCTAGAGAAATTTAAATACGATAAGTTAATGGAAAATGATTGCTTAAAATTTTACTATGTATTTGATTCCAGAGGAAACTATCTTTATTATTTGGATAGTTTAGAACTGCCAGAGCCGAATATAATAAACTGTAAAGCAACCGAGAAATTTAACAGAGACGAACTGATAAACAAAACTGTTTACTTTTTGTCAGAGAGCCAAGCATCAATAATAAATAAATACTAAAAATTTGTTAATAACTAAAAAAAGATTATATTTGTAACCAACAAAAACAAAACAAAATTATGAGCAAAAAATTAAAACAAATGTATGTACACGAAACACATACTTTGAGCGAAAGCAACGGAGAAATTTATTTTACCGGAGAGTTTGGAGAAATAGTTTGGAATGCCGAAACTTTATTTATGGATTTACCACACATTGTAAATTTAGTTTACAAATCTAGAGAGGCAACAGACAAAAGAGTAAGAGAGCAAATAGAGGAAATAACTAGACTAGTAACAATATGATAGTATTAATAGACGCAGACAGTTTAATCTGGAGCAGTTGTTATAAGCAAAAAGAAACTCCAGAGGATACCGGTTACCATAATATCGAAGAGGCAAAAGACAAATATAACGAGGTAGTAATGAAAATAATCAATACTATTGAACTTGACTACGAAGTTGATAAGGTTATAACTTTTGCTTGTGCTAAAGGAAACTTTCGCAAACAGATATCCAAAACCTACAAAGCAAACAGAATAGACAGAGAAGTTCCTCCGATATTAAACGAATTGCAAGACTATGTAAAAGAGCAATACCAAGCCAAGCAAGGTTATGGAGTAGAGACAGACGATTTAGTAGCAACCTACTGGACCAGTTTAACAGAGACATTCGGAAGAGACGAAGTAATAATAGTTTCAATAGACAAAGACTATAAGCAGTTACCTTGCATTATATATGACTATCACTATAAAAAACAATGTTACCACAATATAACAGAGGCAGAGGCAAAGTATAACTTTTATGAACAAATGATAGTAGGAGATACTGCCGACAATGTAAACTTCTGCAAAGGATATGGAGCAAAGTACGTTAAAAACGCATTTAAAGACTGTGTAAGCGATTATAATTATATTCGAGTAGTATTTAGTCTATTTAAAAAAATATACAAGCAGAAAGCACGAGAGCGATTTATAGAATGTTACCTATTATTAAGATTAAAAACAAAATGATATGAATATTCACGAAAGAATTACAGAAATTAATAGCACTTTAATGGAGCTTAATTATAAAGATGACGAAATATTTTCATTTTGGGATGAGTGCATAAAAATCGCTAAAGATAAAAATCAAATATTTACGGATGAATTTAAGATTTCTATAAATGGTAAAAAATTAGCAGACAAACTAAATAAAAAATTTGGTTTACAATTATTGCCAAAAATTAAAAGAGACATAAAAAACGATACTAAATTTTTAATGATAGATGAGTCTAAAAAGGTATATAAATTTAAAGGAATTGTTTTAGACTTTTTAGATAACGATGTAACTATTGAATTAAATAACTCAACCTTTAATCTTTATTAATATGAATCAGCACAAAATGTATAGATGCATTAGAATGATGCAATTTTTACAAGAGAAGCCACGAAATATATATACGATAGAAAGATATTTGAACGTAAGTAATAGAACAGTTTACCGGTATTTAAAACTTTACGAAGCACTTGGATATATAGTAACAAAAGACAAATTTGATAAAATACAATTAAACAAAAAATAATGGAATACAAATTAATAGCAAACGAGATAAAAGATACACTAAAAGTAAATGTCTTTGAGAACTCACGAAAGAGACCAATAATAGATGCAAGGAGTTTATTCTGCTACATATTACGCAAAGATTTTAATTTAACGTTACATAGTATAGCAGACATATACAAGAGCAAAGGAAAGAATTACAATCACGCAACAGTTATTCACTCTGTTAACAATTACGAAATAGCTTGTAGAGACGATAGAAGACTTGAAGAGATAAGAGCCAAAGTATTAAAACTAACAAATCCTCAAGCAGTACTTATAAATAGAATAAGAGACATATACGATACAGACAGATTACAAGGTTTACACAACTTAATAGACTTTCAAGAGCAACAACTAAAATAATAAGATATGGCAAAACACAAATACATAGAGACACCAGAAGAGCTACTAAAACTATGGGACGAATATGTAGAGCATACAAAGAGCAATCCTAGATATAAATATGAATTAAATAGGATGGGTCAACCAGTAGCAATTCCTTTGGAAGTACCGTTAACAATTCAGAAATTTGAAATCTATGTCAAAAAAAAATATGGATGGACAATAGGACAATATTTCGATAATCAAGATAAATTATATAACGAATATATTGCTATCTGTTCGCATATAAGAACTGAAAGAAGTGCAGACCAAATCGAGGGAGGGATGGTAGGCCAATACAATGCGAGTATTACACAGAGATTAAATGGATTAGTAGAGAAGACTCAGACAGATGTAAACATAACCAAGTTCGAATTTGATGAGTAGCATTAAAGGTTATAAGCCACACCCAAACCAAAGGCAAATACACGATTCAATAAATAATGAGCCGTACAAATATTATGTATTGAATATCGGGAGGCAGTTTGGTAAAACGATGCTGGCAATTAATCAAATGTTATACTGGGCAATCAATAACAGAGGATGTAATATTGCTTGGGTTACTCCGGTATATAAGCAAGGGAAAAAAGTATTTAGCGAATTAGAGAAGGCCACCAGAACGAGTGGCTTTTTTGAGTTTAATCAAAGTGAATTAACAGTCAAAGGATTCGGAAGCACTATCTCTTTTTTCTCTGGAGAAAGACCGGACAATATTCGAGGAAATACATTTGACTATCTTATAATAGATGAGGTTGCATTTACCAGAGAGGAACTATGGAGCGAGGTACTTTCTGCAACCGTATTAGTCAAAGGTAAAAAGGTTATATTCATATCCACACCAAAAGGAAAAAATCATTTTCATACCTTATCACTCCAGCCTAATTACGACAATCGATATAAGTATTTTCACTTTACAAGCTACGACACTCCATTCATAAATGAGTTAGATTTGGAAGAGCGAAAGAGGTCACTACCAAGCCACATATTTAGACAAGAGTACCTAGCCGAATTTTTAGACAATTCAAGTGGACTATTCGCAAATGTAAGAGAGTGCATCGGAGAGCCAACAAACTCGAATGTATATTACGGAGGTTTAGATATAGGACGAGCAGATGACTACACAGTACTGACTATAATAAACGAACACAAACAAATAGTATATTGTGAACGCTGGAGACACGATGAGTGGACCAGAATAATTGACAAGGTAGGAATTAAAATAAATGAGTACAATGCAAAAGTATATGTCGAGGTAAATAATCAAGGAGACGTATTTTTTGAAATGCTTAAAAAGATATGCGGTAAAAGAGTCTATCCATTTGTCACAAGCACAAAGACAAAGCCGATAATGATTGAAGACTTGGCCGTACTATTCGAGCAGAAAGAAATCCAAATATTAAATATCAGTTGGCTAGTAGATGAGCTAGAAGCATTCACGTACATATATAACCAGACCACAAGGAATGTGCAATATTCTGCACCTCAAGGAGTACACGACGATAGTGTAATTAGTTTAGCATTATCTTACCAAGCAATTAAAGATTTAAAAAACAGAGGAACATACGCAATCAAATAAAACATAAATAATATGCCATTACCAAAAAAAGAAACCGGAGAGACTACAAACGAATTTATTAATCGTTGTATGTCGGATGAGAAACTTATAAAAGAATATCCAGACAACGAGCAGAGATATGCAGTTTGCATAGGTCAAGTTGAAACGTTAAGGATAGTACGAAAGAAACTCACAAATAAATAAAACTCACGTTATATAGTTATGAAATTAATAGTACCAAGTTCGCTAGAGGAAATCAGTTTGAGCAAATACCAAAGATACTTGAAAGAGTTTGAGTATAGCAAAAACAAAAAAAACCAAGAGACATATCTAGGTTTGAAAATGATTGAAATATTCTGCGAGGTAACAGAGGACCAAGCCAAGCAAATAGATTCAGACTCGGCAAACAAAGTAGTAAAGATATTAGTCGATTTACTTTCGGTTGAGCAGCCATTAACAGAAAGTTTTAAACTTGGAGGTATTGAGTTTGGCTGGATTCCTAAATTAGACAATTTAAGTTTCGGAGAGTTTCTAGATGTAAACAATAACATAGACAACTGGGAGGAAATGGTTACCGCTATGGGAGTATTATATAGACCGGTAACCGGAAGAGCCAAAGACGGAAAATACTTAATTGAAAAATACGAGGGAGATAAATATCACGAAATACTAAAAGAGATGCCGTTAAATGTTGTACTAGGGGCAACGGTTTTTTTTTGGAATTTAGGTCTGGATTTAGTGACATCTACCCTTTGCTCTTTGGAGGAGGAAATGAGCAAGATGAGTACTCGACAGAAAGCCAGTTTTCAAAAGAGTGGGGCTGGTTTGCTTCACTCGCTGAACTCGCTAAAAACGATGTTACAAAAATTGAAAAGGTTACCAAATTAAATATGCATTTATGCTTTAAGTTTTTATCTTATAAGATAGACAAAGACAATTTAAGAGCAAAGCAATTAGAAAAAATAAACAAAAAATATGGACGATAAAAAAGGAGTAGAGGCATTGTACAATATTATAGATTCACTTAACGAAGAGTTAAGCAGTAATCCATTTGTAAACAAAGTAACAGTAGGAAGACTAACCGAAATTGATTTAGCTAAAAACACTATATTTCCTTTGAGCCATATAATGCTAAATTCAATTAGACACAACGAAAACACCTTATCGTTTAATTTAACTATAATCAACCTAGATATAGTAAACATATCAAAGGAAGCCGAAATAGGCGTTTACGGAAACGATAATACTATGTACATACTATCTAATCAACTCTATGTTATTAATCGTTTATTAAGCCGTTTAAAGCAGTCAACAATTTACAAAGACGGTTGGGAATTAGAAGGCACTCCGGATAGCGATGTAATCGATAAGGAGATGGAGAATATGTTAACCGGTTACCAGACAGACATAACTATTAATGTACCTAACGACATATCAAAATGTTAAATATAAAATTTGAGCATTTAATAGATGCTATGAATGACTTCGGAGATAAGGTAGTCAAAGATGCAAAGCAGAACTTAAAAGACAAAAAGAAAGTCGATACTGGTACACTTGAAAAAAGTGTAGTTAATAACGGAGTAAGATTTATGAAACGTTCATTTAGTTTGAATATAGGGATGTCAGACTATGGAGCATTTGTAGATAAAGGAGTCAGAGGAGTAGGAGGAGTAAGAAAGATGACAAGTACATTTAAAAAAACAAATAACAAAGGTAAACTCTGGAAACAAAACGGAGGAGATAGTCCGTATAGTTTTAAGCCGGGAAAAAAGCCAAGTGTTAAACATTTTATAGAGTGGAGTAATAAGAGAGGATTAAGTCCGTATGCAGTCAGAGAGTCTGTTTATCATCAAGGTATTAAACCAACTTACTTTTTAAAAGAGGCAGTAGAACAAAACATAAAACTAGTGCCAACAGAAATTGCAGAGGCATTCGCTCTGGATGTGAAGTCAACAATAGAATTAATAGCAAAATCAAATTTCAAATAATATGGCATCAATAAATTTAATATTCGCCAGAAGTCCTTACCAAGTTATTATCGATGAGACAAACCAAATAAAAACAAAAGTAGAGTTAAGACTTTGGAATAAGGGAGACACAAAACCAACAAATCCAACTTATATAATGAGCGAGGGTATTGCATCCGTAACTCAAACAGAAACTAACTATAATATATCTCCATTCATTTTGGAGTACATAGATAAATACTTTTTGGATTATTCAACAAGCACAATAACAGAGGCAGATAATAAAGAATGGTGCATCGGAGAGTATATTACTTATTATAGTACAGACGGTACTACTTATACTTTAATTGATACAATAGAATTTTGTGCAGTAAATGGATATTCAACAGTTGAAGAGGGAATGAATTTTGATTTAACAAAAACAAAAGGGTATTTATTATTAGCGAATCCAAATATAAAAGTTTACTGGAATACAATTATACCATATTATAACTTTATATGCAGAGAAAAAAATATTGATTATACTGCAAAATGGATAGACAAGACCGGAAGCGTTTTAAAGTCACAAACATTTTATACTGGAGTAGATGATTTTTTCAATTACGCAATTCCTTTAGTATATCAAACAAGTGTAAGAGTAGAGATATACAACGAAGCTACCGAACTATTAGTAAAAGTTGAAACGGAGGAAATATGTGAGCCAAAATATCCAGTTCAAACAATGTGGTTTGTGAATAAGTTTGGAGGTTGGAATCAATTTACTTTTTTCAAAGCAAGTTATAATTCAATAGACATAAAAAATAGTGATTATGCTTTAATGCAAAAAGAGGTTGATTATGACTATCGTAAAGGCCAGACAAAGCCATTTAATATAAACGGAAACCAAAGTATAAAAGTTAATACTGGTTGGGTTACAGAGGACTATTTTGAGTGGATTCAAGATATGATGTTAAGTGATACTATATTACTCAATCCAGAAACACCGGTAACGATTAAAACTACCAGTATGCAAAAGAAAACATACTTAAAAGACAAAAATATAAACTATACTTTGGAGTTTGACTTTGCGAATAAATTAATTAATAATATAATCTAATGAAATTAAGCGTAGAGGTTTATATTAAGAAAAATACTTTAGAGATTAGCGGAGCTTCTACTGGTACTAATGCATCGCCATTTTTTAGTATTGAAACTAACTTAACTATGACTACAAATCAGTATGTAGGTTTTTATGTTAAGATTACTTCTGGCGATAGTACGGGATTAGTTAGTTGGATTTTAGCAACCACAACAACAAGACTGACTTTACAAACCGGAATTCCAATAGCTACCGGAGATAAATTCGAAATATACAGAAGTGATTACCAAAGACTAGATTTATTTAAAGACGAAAAAATAAGAATCACTTCACAGATAGGAAATGCAAACGACATAGGAAAGTTATATACGGATTACACCCAGACGTTCTCGATTCCAGCATCAAAAAATAACAATCAAATTTTATCACATTGGTACGAAAGTAGTATCGATAATGGATTCGACCACAGAATGCGTTACGATGCTTTTATCGAGGTTAATACGCACAGATTTAGAGACGGAACTATTCAACTAGAGAAAGCAGACAAAAAGAATGGATTTATAGAAAGTTACTCGGTTACGTTTTATGGTAACTTGGTGCAGTTAAAAGATGTTATAAAAGACGACAAACTAAATACTTTAGATTATACAAGTTTAAACCATACTTATAATAGTGGCTCTATTAGTGATAGGATTTTATTCAATAATCCTATATCTGGAGGACCGGATTATAATGTTAGATATCCACTTATAGGGAATGCGTTTAAATATGAATATCAAACCGGAAGCGTAACAAACGACATTACTTTGTCAACTGGAGCAATCAAATGGAATGAGTTATTTCCAGCCATTAAATTAAGTTCTATTTTCTCTTTTATTCAAGCAAAATACGGAGTAACTTTTACCGGTAGTTTTTTTAATTTAAATCAGTGGAAAAAATTGCATCTTTATTTAAAGAATGCTTTGTCTATGTCTGAAATTACACAAAGGTTTCAAATGGATTATAATAGCGTAGTTACTACAAGTCCATTTGTTGCGTTTCCCGAATTTAATTTAACAACTGATACATTAACATCAACTTGGAGTTTTGTGCCGTCTAATGCTTATGGAGACATTTATATTTATATAAACGTATATATAACTCCTTTATCTGGATATGGAAGCGTACCTTATAATGTATATTGTTATAGAGACGGAGAATTGTATAGAACTTTTACTAATTTGGTTGGAGCTAGAGTACCAAGAGTTGAAGAAATAAGAAGAAGTCAAGACGGGTCATCTCATAAATATACCTTTTATTTTTCGTCTGCTCAAACTGTGAATTTTACTAGTATAGTAGAATTACAAAGATGCTATCAAATAACACCTCTTGGACAAACTATTACACGAAGTAGAGTACAAAGTGGAACATTAACAACGATTAATAATATTGATATTGTAAACTATATACCAGATATTAAAACAATAGATTTTTTAACCGGTATAATAAAAACATTCAATTTAATGATTATTCCTAAACCGAATAACACTTATGAGTTTGCACCTTTAGAAATGTTTTATAATGCTGGTAAAACTTTGGACATAACAGAGTACACTTATGAAAATGAGATGAGCATAAATAAACCGAAGTTATTTAAGAGTATAAACTTTACATACGAGGAGAGTAAGAATATATTAAACGACCAGTTTAAAAGTTTATATGGAAATGCCTACGGAGATTTAATTTACAAGTCAGAGAGAATAACAGAGAACTCAACTTACGATATTAAACTACCTTTTGAGAATGTATTATTTGAAGTACCAACACAAGGAAAGTTATTTCAAACTGCTACTTTAATTGATAAAGATTTAAATCCTTACATTCCAAAGCCAATGCTTATTTATATGAGTGGCAGAGTAACTGCATTAACTGGTAGTGATAGAATTTATCTTACTGCCTCAAGTGGCTCTCCAACTACTTTAGTAAATTATCAAAGATTTTCTAACGAGTACGACAATATGCCAACAGATGTAAACCACGCTCAATTAATGACTATGAATTTTGGCAACGAGCAGTCAAGTTGGTTAAACGAATTAGCACCTCAAGGACTTTACTACAGACACTATAAAAACTTTATTGAAAATCTGTATAATATAAAAACTAGAATGATAAAAGTTAAGGCATTACTACCAGCCAGTTTATTGGGAAGTACTGTTACAAATGGAGCTGGTATTCCTCTAGGGATTGCGTTAAATGATAGGTTAGTAATTCGTAATAAAAGATATATTATAAACTCTTTTACAAGTGATTTAACAACCGGAGAGACAGACTTTGAACTATTGACAGATTACAGAGGAGTAGACGCAGCTAGTACGGTTGGTTATAGATTTGCTGATATGGAGACAGTTCAAACAGACAAAGAGGCACTAGTATTCGAAGAAGAGATTTACTTAAATGATTACGATTATTTTAATATAAAATCACCTATTGCCTTTTTATCTTATACTCCAACAAGTAACAATAAAACAGATGTAAACTTAACGGTTACAGTACCGGCAAATACAACCGGAGTAGATAGAACAGACTCAATTATAATAGAATATAAAATAAACGGAGCAACAGCCAAAACAGAATATATAACCGTAATCCAAACTGGTATATGATAGAGCAAATATTAAACTTATTGAAAGCATCAACACACTATAAACAAAGTGAATTGATAGAAATAGCAAAGGGAAAAAACAAACATCCAGAAACTTGGATAGAAGCATTTAAACAACATAACAGACTATTGAAATGGCACAAGAAATAGACATTAATTTAAACGTAAACGCTGAAAATGCAGACAAGTCTTTAGGTAGTTTAAAGAGACAATTAAGAGAAGCACAACAAGACGTACAAACGTTAGCCGATAAGTTTGGAGCAACTTCTGCGGAGGCAGTAGAGGCAGCAAAAAGAGCAGCAGACCTAAAAGACAGAATCGGAGATGCCAAAAGTCTTACAGAGGCATTCAATCCAGATGCAAAATTTAAGGCCTTAAGTGCTTCTTTATCCGGAGTGGCCGGAGGATTTGCTGCGTATCAAGGTGCTATGGGATTGGTAGGAGTTGAGTCTAAAGATTTAGAGAAACAACTTTTAAAAGTTCAGTCTGCTATGGCTATCGCTCAAGGTTTCCAAGCACTAGGAGAGGCGAGAGATAGCTTTAAACAATTAAAGGCAGTAGCTATAGACGCATTTAACGGAATAAAAACTGCAATCGGTAGTACTGGGATTGGTTTATTAGTTGTTGCGTTAGGTGCTATTTATGCGTATTGGGACGATATTAAAGCAGCAGTTAGTGGAGTAAGTGAAGAGCAAAAGAAACTAAACGCATTAAGTCAAAAAAATGCAGACCAAGAGAATGAAAAACTAAAATCTATAAATGAGCAAGACAATATCTTAAAACTTCAAGGCAAGTCAGAGAAAGAGATTTTAGACATTAAAATCAAACAGACTGAAGAAGCAATCGCTGCAAATAAAATAAACCAAGAGAATCAAATATTAAACACAAAACTAGCAGTTGAAGGAGCACAAAGAAATTATGAGATGTTACAATCTTATCTTGAGTTTGTATCGAAGCCAATTAGATTTTTGTATGAGAATGGAGCAGCAGCAATTAATAAAGTTATTGATTTATTAAATAATATTACGGGCATAGATATAAAATATAACATCGATGAGAAATTCGGAAACCAAGCAGTTGACTATTTAGCAAAATTAGCATTCGACCCAGACAAAGTAAAAAAAGACGGAGAGGCAACTGTAAAAGCATCTCAAGACACAATAAATAAATTATTAAATGACAGAGCCGGTTATCAATTAAATAAAAATGCTATTGATAAAAAAGCAGCAGAGGATGCTCAATTAACAGAAGAGGAAAGATTAAAAAAGTTAAAAGAGATAACGGATAAATATAATAAGGATTTAGGACTAGAAGAGCCAGAAACACCAGACACAACCGGACTAGAAAACAAAGCGTATGTAGATGCTAAATTTAAAGAGGATGAGTTAGCAAGAGAACAAGCACACCAATTAGCAATTACTCAATTACAATACGATAGCCAATACGAAAGAGAACAAAGAGACGAAGAGGCAAGACAAAGAAAAATCGAAGCATTCCAAGCTACAACCGATGCAGTTTCAAATATAGCACAAAGCGGAGAAAAGTTACTTTCTGCAATTCAAGCAACTGGATTAGCGAGAGGCAAAGCCGGTCAAACTGCTATGAAAGCACTTGCGTTAGTTCAGATAGCTGCGGATAGTGCTATCGCATTTTCAAAAATGATGCAAGGTACTGAACAGAGTGCGGCTGGTGCAGCAAGTGGAGCACCCGGACCAGCAGCTCCGGCAGTTTATTTAGCAACTAAAATAGCATTTTACGCTACTGGAACTGCAACTATTTTAGCAAACATAGCAAGAGCAAAAGCGTTACTTTCTGGAGGAGGTGGCGGAGGAGGTGGAGCAACCGGAGGAGGTGGAGGAGCACCAGCAGCAGCACCAAGTTTTAATGTAGTAGGACCAAGTGGAGCGAATCAAATAGCAGAAAGCATAGCGGGTAAAGAAAGCCAACCTTTAAAGGCATTCGTAGTTGGTGGAGACGTAAGTACTCAACAAGGTCTTAATCGTTCAATCGTACAAAATGCAACTTTAGGATAAATAAACGTTATATAAAAAAATAAATTATATGAAATTAATCGAGTTAATAATTGACGAGGAAATGGAGTTATCCGGTATCGATGCAATAAGTATCGTAGAATCTCCAGCCATAGAAGAGGATTTTATTGCTTTAAAAACAGAGCAAAAAGAGTACAAGTTTGCAGAAGTGGATAAAGAGAAAAAAATCATTATGGGTGCTATGTTAGTACCAGATAAACCTATTTACAGAAGAGACGAAAACGAAGGAGAGTATTATATTTATTTTAGTAAAAATACTATTCGTAAAGCTATGGAGTTATTCTTTCAAAATGGCAATCAGTCAAACGCTACATTTGAGCATATGGAATCTATTACCGGTTTAACTATGGTAGAGAGTTGGATAGTAGAGGACACAGACAAAGACAAATCTAAACTTTACGAATTGAATGTGCCGGTAGGTACTTGGATGGGTACTATTAAAGTAAACAACGATAAGATTTGGAATGACTTTATCAAAACTGGTAAGGTAAAAGGATTCAGTATAGAGGGATATTTCGCAGACAAAGCAAAGACACCACTTTCAAAAGTTGACGATACAGAGGAGGAAATATTAGCCGGATTAGATTTATTAGAATTAAATACACTTTTAAATTATGGCAAATAAAGACTTTAAAACACCGAGTAGAACAAGTCCTAAAAACGACAAAAGAGGTTGTTTATGTCCAGACAATAAATACTCTAGAAAGTGTTGCGATGGAAGTTTACAAGCACAAGGAATAGGAACTATTTACAGAAAGGCAGAATAAAAATGCAAAAAAAAATAGTAGTTCGTTATATCAGTAAGAATTAATAAATTTAAATATGAAAAACACAGAAATTTTATCACGCATTAATGCGTTACTTCGCAGAAATGTGAAGTTAGAGCAGCAGACTCTAGATAATGGAACTGTTATTGAAGCCGATAGCTTTGAGGTAGGGATGCCAGTATTTGCTATTGACGGAGATAATAGAGAGCCATTAGAAATTGGGACTTATTTACTTGCTGACGGTACAACTTTGGAGGTTTACGAAATTGGAATGATTGGCGAATTAGCTACTCCAGCCGCAGAGGCAGAGGAAGTAGAAATGTCAACAGAGCCAGAAGAGGAAACCACAGAGGAAGCACCAGCAGAAGAGGTAGCACCAGAAACAGAAGTAGAACTAGAAGCAGTACCAGCTACTCTAGAGGAAATCATTACGAAAGTAATGGAAGCACTAGCACCTAAAATGGAAGAATTACAAGCTAAACTAGATATTTTAAGTTCTTACCAGACTGAAATGAAAGCAACACTTTCTAGTGTGTCTAAAAAAGCAACAGTACACAAACCAGCAGACACTAAAACTAATTTAGGGAAAGCAAATACTGGTAAAAACATCTCTAATACAGAGGCTAGAATAATGGCAGCATTATCAAATTAATAAATAACTATTTAAATAAAAAATAAAATTTAAAAAATAAAAAGAAATGGCTAATCAACCTACAATTACATCAAATTATGCCGGAGAATTTGCCGGAAAGTATATCGCTGCTGCGGTATTAAGTGCGAACACAATCGCAAACAATGGAGTTACAGTAATTCCTAATGTGAAATTCAAGACTAATGTAAAGAAAGCAGTTATCTCTGGTTTAGTAGCAGACGCAACTTGCGATTTTACAGATGCTGGTACAGTTACTTTGTCTGACAAAGTTTTAACAGTAGCAGAAAAACAAGTAAATTTACAATTATGCAAGACTCCATTCGAGCAAGATTGGGAGGCGGCTTCTATGGGTTACAGTTCATTCGATGTGATGCCGGCTACTTTCTCTGATTTCTTTATCGCTAAAGTTTTAAAAGACATCGCTATTGATACAGAGACTTTCCTTTGGAATGCTACTAACGGACTTGGTAAATTATTGAAAACAGACGGAGCAACTGTAATAGCTACTCCTTTGACAATTACCTCTTCAAACGTAATCGCAGAAATGGGCCGCGTAATTGACGGAATTCCAGCCGCCCTCTATGGCTCTGAAGATTTAAGACTTTACGTTTCTCAAAACGTTGCAAAAGCATACGTAAGAGCATTAGGAGGTTTCTCTGTAGCTGCTACTTCAAATGCGGGTGTTAACGCTGCCGGTACAACTTGGTACAATGGTGGAGAGTTAACTTTTGACGGAGTTACAATCTTTGTTGCAAATGGTTTACCAGCAAACACAATGGTAGCTACTCAAATCTCAAACTTATTTGTAGGGTTTGGATTGGCTGACGATGCAAATGTTGTTAAGACGATTGATATGGCCGATATTGACGGAAGCAAAAATGTAAGATTTATTGCTCGTTTCTCAAGAGGCATCCAAGTAGGTATCGGAGCAGACGCAGTTACTTACGGAATAGCATAATTAAATTAAAATGCCTCTCTGAAATATGGGAGGCAATTTATTAACTTTTAAATAAAAAAAATATGAGTACTTGCTTAATGGCTACCGGTAGAAAGTTACCTTGCAAAGACGTAGTAGGAGGAATCAAGACAGTATACTTTGCTGACTATGGTACACTAGGGACGTTGACTATTACTGCTGGGACTTTAACTGCGGTTGGAGGAACTGGGACAAACTGGTATAAATACGAAGTAAAGGGAGGGAATAATTTAGAGCAAACTATCACTTCAAGTGATGAGAATGGTACTACTTTTTATGCTCAGACTGTTACTGCGGTATTGACAAAAATGGATGTGGCAACACAAGTAGAATTACAAAAAATGATTTCTCAAAGACCTCACGTTTTTGTAGAAGACAATAACGGAAATTATTTTGCAGTTGGTTTAACTAGAGGCTGTAACGTGAACGGTACAGTTTCAACTGGTACTGCATTAGGAGATATGAACGGATATACTTTGACAATTACTGCCGAAGAGCCAATACTTGCTCCTTTCGTAACTAGCACAGTTGTAACTTCGCATACTTCTGCAACACAAATAACACCGTAATAAAGTCAGTCTTAAGAGGTTTAATCGGTGACAAAAGGGAGTGATTAGTTTCACTCCTTTTTTATTTACAAAAAAAAATAAAATTACGTTATATAACTATGACAGTAGTAAACCAAGATAACGCATCTCAAAGATTTATAACAATCCCTAGAAACTACATAGAGGGAGAAAGTTTAACTTTAAAAGT